ACAAGTCATATTCCGAGTTGCTAGCACTTGTCCAAGCTCTTTCGGGCGTGGATGCGTTCACTGTGCTTGAACAATCGAAAGTGTTGGCAATGGCCAATCGTCGCTTGTATGAGGCGTATGACTTTAGCCCAACGTGGCCGCGATACATTGTGGGCGCACAGGTGAGGCCAGCTACAAATAATCTAATTGCCCGTGAATACGATCATGTTGCTGGAATTAGAACATCGTCGTCTGCTTCGCGTAACGGGACAACGGTTACAATCGTTTGCACGGCCTCTATCAGCTTTGTTGCTGGAATGACTGTTGTTGTGTCAGGGCTCACTGGAACGGTTAGCCCCAATGGAACTCAAACAGTTGTGAGCATTGAAACAACCAACCTGAGTAACGACACATTTACTTACAGCCTTGCATCCGGAACAGGGGTTGAGACGTATAGCGCTACCGCCACCGTGTCCCCTGTTGCCATTGACGACATTTCGGACTACAACCGTATCTGGAACGCCAATCCATTTGGCACAAACCCATCCTATGAATACGACTTCTTTGTTGATAGCAATGGCGCGACAGTCATTAACAACGCGACAGGCAACCTTGGGTTTTGGGTTGGCTACAAGAAGGAATGGCCCGGTCCATACACCACCGCTGCGGTTGATATTCCACTAGAGTTTTTCCACTATGCAGCCCACGCTACCTATGCCGATTTCCTTCGTATGGACGGTCAGGTTGACAAGGCTATTGCCGAAGAACAAATTGCCATGAGCTACCTTATGCTAGAGTTGAGCAAGGCCCAGAATCAGCGCAATAACAACTTCTTGTTTCGCCGCATTTCTACCTACGTTTCAACACAATCACGCTAATGAATAACTCCCTTGTTGTTAATCTCTATCCGTCTCCAACCGGGGAGGCCGACGAACGCCTTGCTGTAAGCACAGCGGCAGTTGCTCTTACGAATGTCTGGTCTTCGTCCAAGACGAAATACATCCTAATTGATATTCAGGGTGACGATGTTATGGTGACTTTTGACGGTAGCACGCCTACGTCAACCAATGGCCATTTGTTTAAGAAACTGACGCCCCCGTTTTTTTGGAATAAGAGCACGGCTCTTGCGGCTAAGTTTATCCGCGCTGCTTCCACGGATGCTTCAGTTCACGCAACCCCATTCACTGTCTAACCATGTCAAACTCACGCATAGTTAACGGTCCAATGCAGGTGCTTCCGGTTAGCGGAACATCTATGCGAACGCTTTCGGTTGGAGGAACAGCCACCAACTTCATCGTTGCAGCTCTTAATGTTAATACGAGCCATGTCTATTGGACGCTAGAAGGCGCAGATGTGCGTCTCACCATTGATGGCTCTACTCCCACTACTTCCGTTGGCCACATTTTTAAGGATGGTAACAGCGGCATTTGGAGCGCGGGCTGGGCAAAGAACGCCAAGGTAATTTCCGTAAGCGGAACGGGTGTGTTTACGATTAGCGAACTCAACTACATTTAACCATGTCCGGCATTTTTGACCAAATCATCAACTATTCCCCCCCGCTGATTGTTAGCGGCACGGTCAATTACAAAGGGACATGGAATGCTTCGACAAACAATCCAACCTTAAACGACCCGCCTGCGGCTTCTACCAAGGGCGACTATTACGTTGTAAGCACGGCTGGAACGCAGTTTAGCATTACGTTTGGCGTCGGTGACTGGATTATCAGCAACGGCACAGCTTGGGAGAAGGTGGATTTGACGGACGCTGTTCATAGCGTGTTCGGGCGCACAGGAGCGGTGGTAGGGGATAGCACCGACTATTCCGCTGTTGGGCTCACAAACACGGCTATTGGGGCTTCTAGCCCATCTACGGGTGCCTTTACAAGTCTATCATCGTCCAGCACCACCACTCTTAATGGCACCACTGTTCCAGCTTCCAAGACCTTGGTGGTAACGACGGACAAGCTTTCGGCTTTAGCAGCCACAACTTCGGCAGAACTTGCCGGTGTGATTAGCGACGAAACGGGCTCTGGTGCGCTTGTGTTCGCCACGTCTCCAACCCTCGTCACGCCAATCCTTGGCACGCCTCAAAGCGGCACGGTCACGAACCTGACGGGCACGGCCTCAATCAACATCAACGGCACCGTGGGAGCTACGACCCCGACCACCGGCGTCTTCACGGGCCTGACCGTAAACGACAACACGACCCTCGGCAGCAGCAACTCAGACACGGTGAATTTCAACGCTAGGGTTGCGTCTGACCTCAACCCATCGACCGACAACACCTATGACCTCGGCGTGACGGGCCACGAGTGGCGCAATCTGAACATCGACGGCACGGCCAACATTGACTCGCTCGTGGCTGACACGGCGGACATCAACGGCGGGACCATTGACGGGACGGCCATCGGAGCGACGACGCCGAGCACGGGCGCGTTTACGACGGTTTCAACGACAAAAGATAATGGCGGAATTACGTTGAATAATTCTGCTATTGGAAATGCAGAGATTTATTTTCAAGCTGGTGGCACAAATAAAGTGCGTATCGGTTTAGTTGGTGCCAGCACTCCAAGCGGACTTCGTATTTACAGCGATATGGGTGGAGCAGAATATGCTACATTCTCCTCCACCGGCCTCGCCGTGACTGGGGCGTTGAGCAGCACGGGAAATGGTTCATTTGCTGGCGCATACGGTTCGGTCAGTGTCACATCTAACACGGGGACAAATGGAGCGGACGTTCGGTTCATAAACACGGGCGGCACCTATTACGTTGGCGTCGATAGCAGCACGGGCGGCGCGTTTGGTGCGACGGCCTACGACATGATTCATTTTCTGCCTACAGGTCGCGGGCTTTCCACGGTTATTAGTGGCAGCGGCGTCGTCACACGGGTAAGTTCCACCGGCTTGGCCGTGACCGGGGCGTTGAGCAGCACGGGGCAAATCACATCAAGTCGCGCCCGCAGCGACACACTCGGGGATGTTGGCTTTGCGTTTGGTGCAGTGAGTCAATGGGGCTGGCGGGACGACACTTCCAACCGAGCAAACCTTGATTATTACAACGGCGCAACGTGGTCTAATATGTTGCAGGTAACAGGGGGCACCGGCCTCGCCGTGACTGGCACCCTCACCACCTCCAGCACGACGCTGCACACGTCGTCCGTCTCGTTGACCAACGGCGCGGCTGCGGCTTTGGGCACGCTCACCAACGCTCCGACTGCGGGCAACCCAACAAAATGGATTCCAATTGTGGACAACGGAACGACTCGCTACATCCCTTGCTGGTAACATGAACAACGAACAAGCACTCCAGAACCTCTATACAGCATCCCGCCTTGCCCAATTAAAGGCCGAAGAGCATGAATTGATGCGTAAGTGCGCGGAACAGTTGGCCGAGGCTTTAAAGCCCAAGGAAACGAAAGCCAAGTAACATGGCCGGAACTTCCGACACGAACTGGCGCAGCTACGTTGGGCCACAGGACAACGGGCTGAAGGTGAACGCGGCTGAGTGGCAGGCTCCGCTTGACCCCGAGAACTACGACGATCTTTTCAAGTGCTCCAACGTGGACGGTCTAACTGTTCGCGGTCTTACTATTCCAGCCAGCCGCGAGGACTCCGTTGATTGCGTGCGCGGCAATAATTACCGCTTTGAAAACTGCACATTTGAGGGTTCGGTGACGGTTAAAGGCAGCATCGACGGGTATGAACTCGTAAACTGCGTCATCAGCGGAACCGTTGAATATGGTCAGTATGACAACTACTGGAAATGGGGTCGTAAGCCGACCCGCAACCTTCCCATGACTAACTGCTGTTCACCGGACGGCTCGCCCGTTCGCGTGAAACTTTGGGACGCTGAAATGCCTCGCATCGAAGGCACCGAGGTGAGCGTGACGCGAATTCCGAAATGGGTCTGGCTTCCTTACTTCCTGTTCCGTCGTCTTACCAACCCTAAAGCTGCCTAACAATGCTAGACCTCCTTACAAACGCACTAGGCGGCGGCGCACTCGGCGTCCTGCTCAGAATTGGCAATGGGTTCTTTGACAACTACAAGGCTAGTCAAGAGCACAAACGCGAGCTAGAGAAGGCCAAGGCTATGGCCTCTATTGCGGCTGATAAGGCTCAATGGGAAGCGTTTACTGCCAGCCAGAATGCGGCGATTGCACCTGTAAACACCGCACCTTGGGCGGCGAATGTTCTCACCCTCTTTCGTCCTGCCATCACCCTGCTTCTCCTTCTTTTAGTTACGATTGTATTCTTCAATGTTCCAGATTTTGAACAAGCTGACATGGTGGACGAAGTGCAATTTGCGGCCTTCAATTGTGTAGGCTGGTGGTTTGGTGACAGAATGACCCGTAAGCGATGAACTCCTACGAAAAAGACATCATTGTGGCCTCTACCCCAGCAGCAGCCTCATTAGGTCTAAGCCAAATCAATAGTATAATTGGCATTATTGGCGGCTTGGTGGGATTGGCCTATTTAATCTGGAAATGGCATAAGGAATACAAGAAGGAATGAATCCTCGTAAGCTACCCTGTAACAGCCCTAGACGCGACATTAGCGGCGGCAAGAAATCCGTAGTCCGCGCTTGTGCCAATGGGCAGTCCAAAGTCATACGCTTTGGGGACGCAAATATGTCCATCAAGAAGAGCCAACCTAGCCGGAAAGCCTCCTATTGCGCCCGTTCCGGCGGCATTAAGGGCACCTCTAACAAACTATCGGCCAACTACTGGAGCCGAAAAGCATGGTCGTGCTAATATCTTTTTATGAAAAACGAAAACTACAAGTCACGCAAGCAGATGATTAAGCACGAAAAGAAAGAAAACAAGAAGAAGGACTACGAGGGTTTTGGCAAAGCAGCCTACGGCAAACGCAAGTCCTGTTCCTAATTGTGCTAAGGCACAGTAGGGTATGATAGGCCAATGGCTCGTTATAACACTTTTGGCGAAAAAGACAGTCAGTTTAATGATGAGGTGGACATTGGATTCTCACGGATCAATGCCCGGTTGCGCCCCGATCAATTAAAGTCTGGCGAGCTGGCTGTGTCCATCAATGGACGCATGGACATTGACGGTGCTTGGCAACCCCGAAAAGGGTCTAATGCTTTTGGTCCTCAGCTTGGTAATAGCGGCGAAGCGTTGATTGTTCCGTTTTACGTCTGGACCAACCGCACTATTAGTAGCGCAACTCGCAGCACAACGACGGTTACAATTACAACCTCCGTTGCACATGGATTTATTACAGGCACGCAAGTGGGTATCGCTGGGCTTACTGGAACTGTTGACCCTAATGGCAATCGCACGATCACTGTAACGGGCTCAACCACATTTACATTCACCATTACGGGTGCTACGGGTAGCGAAACCTATTCAATTGGTGGAAGCAACTTTGCCGGGGCTCCTCTTCTGAGCAGCAACATTAACAATGCCTACGGCTCTTGCTTGTTCTCCGACCCCTCGGATGACAATGACGAATATTTTATCCTTGCCCTTAATTCTAGGGCTATTGCCGTTAATTGCGCGACAGCAGCTACAACTAACATCGCCTATCCATCCGGCATCACCATAACGGATGACGTTGAGATGATTCAAGCGTTCAACAAGGTGTTTATCTTCAGGGATGGACTTACGGC